TTATACTGGTTCTAAAGGAGATCAGGGCTTCACTGGTAGTGTCGGCTTCACTGGATCGCAGGGCGACACAGGTTATACTGGTTCTAAAGGAGATCAGGGCTTCACTGGTAGTGTCGGCTTCACTGGATCGCAGGGCGACACAGGTTATACTGGTTCTAAAGGAGACCAGGGCTTCACTGGCTCAGTCGGTTTCACTGGTTCAGTCGGCTTCACTGGTTCAGTTGGCTTCACAGGATCAGCAGGAACAACTGGATTTACTGGCAGTGTTGGTGCCAATGGTAATAGAAGCGTAATGTTGGCCCAGGAAGGATTGTTAGTAGTTAGGGAAGGCACTGCAAGATGGTATGCTCCAGCAGCATTAACTATCTTGCAAATAACTTTTAGATTAGATGTAGCAGCAGATCAAGAAGCAACAATTGTGATAAAAAAGAATGGGGTCGCTACTAGAACTCTTGTTATGCCTGTTGCGTCCTTAAAAACAGTAAATACTACAGCGTTTAGTATGGCAGAAGATGATTATCTAACTGTTGATGTAACCACTAGTGGTTCAGCAGGATCAACTACACAAGGATCGGGATTAAACGTAGTATTTTTGTATCAATTTACAAGTATATAATGGAGAATAAAATATGACCGCACTTACACAAGAACAAAAAACTTTTTTAAATAATACTTTTGGTGTAGACTTAGATTCTTTAGGAGAATCTAACTACTCGGTTTTTCATCAAATGAATTATCAAGTTGGTCCAATCAACATGTACATAGATGGAGATGGTCAGATTTTTTCAACAGAGGCGGCTGGAAAGTTAGTTTGTTTAGTAATGCATAATGGAAATCCTGTTGTTAAATCTGATCAGTGCTTGTTGCAAGACGGGTTTAATCCTTCGGAGATTGTGTAATGTATTGTAGAATAAAATTCACATCGGCTGGTAATAGTTTTAACACCGGTACTTTCACTGCAGGGGGGGTGACTGCTTCAATTGCACAATGGATAGCACGGGTATTAAATGGAACAACACTACCTTCTGCTTTACCGCCGGCTGTGTTTGACATCAACAATTGTTCAATAACAGGATCATTACCAGCCGGTATTACCGTAACTGGACAAGGCATATCCGGCACATCGAACAACAATTATGTACAGTTTACAAAACAACACAGTCAAAATTCAAATTTTGTTAGTCTATTTAGAATATATCAATCAAATATAAATGCTGGCTATGCACACGGAATACCTAGAATGCTGAGTTCAAACAGTACAAATGAAGTGCCCGCCGCCTCGGGCACTAGCAGTTATTGGTTTAATGCTGGCACTGAATCAAATTATATGAGTGCCACTCTAGCCAATGTAGAATATCAATTTTTTATATCTGCACATTGGGTAATTTGGAGTGTACTAAACACAAGTGGCAATGGCGGCACAGCAGGATTATTTGATGTAGAATCAACAGGATCCGATGTTTGGGCTAGAACTCTCAATAGTTTGTATTCTCCACAGATTCTTATATCTTGTCATGGAAACAGTTGGCCATCTTCGGCAACTCTGCAAACTACAGAGACCGCAGCCCGCAACCAAGCAATCTACCACAACCTGGCCTACAACGGCGACACCCTATTTAATAGTAAATCCTACCTTACGTCCTCCAGCCATGCCATTTCAGCCTCCAGCGAATTACCTCAACTTTATCCTAATATATCCAATGCATTCTTTTCCACTCGAGACTCTATTGGAGACACACAAAATTATATGATACCTGTATATTATTTCACTGGATTTCCAATATCAACCACTGGAAGTTCTAGTCGTGCTGTATTAAACGGTAGAATACCTTATCTGTGGAGAACCACAGATAATGCAGGTCAAACTGGACAAACAGCAACAGTAAGTGGAGTTGAATATAGGTTTGTAAGATTACATAACGTCGGCAATGGTACTACTGGTGTTAACGCAGGTACATATATGGTTCCTACAACAATAGGAGGAATATAATGTTTATAGAATTTCAGACTACTGACACTGGTTCCGGACGGGGTTTAATTCCCTTTGCTAACATTATTGATTATGCTATGACCAATACCGCTGAGAGTTTGTCAACAGCACAACCTAACCTATCTTATTATCAATTATTTTCTGATGCAAATCCGGGTGCTTGGACCAGAAGAGAAACAGTCGGAACCTTTAGTACTGTTAGTAGTTACTGGGCGTGGAGTCAGTCTGTAACAGGAAAATCTGATCAAGCATTTTTTCACAAAGGTTTTGCATTAAGATATAATGTTGATGCGACTACAACCATAAACAACAACTATTATAATGGATTTATGGGTGCATTTCAAGATCCAGCAAGCAGAACAACTTTTGCAGGGTTTGACTTTGCAAGGCCGTTGAATCATAATTTTACTACTAGCACTGGCGGGATTACTGCCAGGTACGATACTCTGAGCAGCTCCGTCAGGGGTATTTATCAGGACAGATTTATTGTGTCGGCAGCCAACGGTTATTTGTTTATAGGAAATGTTACTCAAGCTACTTTTTGGGCCGTGTGTAATGGAACAGCTCTTCCAATACATCAATTTTCTACTTCTGCATCTATTCCTATGATTGGATTGACCGGACTAGGAGACGCTACTACCTCATTGACTAGGCACGATTTAAGAGTTCATGTACACAAGTATGATAGTGGATCCGGTACTGCATATAATGAGTTGTCAAGCTTCAACCAACAATTAAACAGCGACAGCACTGCCGCGCCTAACACTACCAATTTCTTAAATCTTTATCCATATTCTCTATCCAATCAAGGATTTCTTGATAGATATGATGCTGATGGTAAAAAAACTACTGCGATATATCCTATTATTATTGGCAATCCTATCAAAGGAAACGCATACCAAACTGTTGACGGATTGGTTATTCTCAGTGGACAGAATCATGAAACTGGACAAACTTTTTATATAGGAGCAAATAGATATTACAAGTTTGTTTGCACACACGATAGGACCAGTAGACAGCCTGCCTTTGCTGGATTAACAATAGGGGTCCCAATAAGGTAAGACAGTGTCATATATTACTCTAACAGAATCTCCATCATTGACTTTTACATCAGCAACGCTGAGTGTGATTGATTTGACCAGTGTTGATAATGTACTTTATATTGAAATATTATCTCCGGCCCAAAAATACACATTTAATCTAGGAACATCTTCTAGTGTGCTGTTGGAAGTTCGACAACTTCTTACTATAGATTTTGTTAGTATTACATCGTTTAACACAACAGAAATTCTAGATTTTGATGCTCCGCAATATTGGATAGGGGCCTGATCGTGGCACTGTATGAACAACTATCCGGTGATAGCAACTTAACATTTACTAGTCTTACAGATCTTAACATAATAGATCTATCAGTTGTTACTCACATGCTTGAAATAACACTGCTAACTGTAGACGACATATACATTTTTAGCCGTGGAATAGAAGAATCTACGATACTATCTGGCAAGGTTTTTGTTTCAGTTGATTTTGTAAGTATAACAAATTTTAACCTACCTGCTCCGGTGCCGCTCACGTTTTTAGAAAGGTGGGCAGGATAAAATCGTAATAATTGGCTGTCTAAAAAATGCTAGATAATTACAGTTATGAAGATAGCAATCATAGACATCATTGGTATACCCTATGATGGCACAACAGTATACAAACAAGGACTGGGTGGCTCAGAAAGTGCTGTTACTTTCGTCAGCGAACAACTGGCCAAACTGGGTTTTGGTGTAACAGTATTCAACAACTGTGATTCAGAAGACACACAGCCTGGCACATACAACGGCGTTGTCTACAGACCCACAAGAGATCTAGCCAAAGACTGGGAATTTGATATTGTAATCAGTTCAAGAACTGTAATACCTTTCACCGATCCCAAAGACTATCCACAGATGAGAGACAACAGAGCAGTACCATTTCAACAGATTGATCTCTACAACAGAATACTCAGCAAAGCCAAAATGAGAATACTGTGGATGCACGACACATTCTGTTTAGGAGATTCGCTGATAGAAAAACTTGCAACTGAAAACAGAATCACAGACATCTTTACACTGAGCGACTGGCATCTAACCTATATTACCAACTGTGATCACGGTGCAAGACGCAACTTCGAAGTGCTTAAACCCAAAGTTTTTATAACTAGAAACGGCGTTAACATCTACGATACGCAGACGGACCTAAAAAGCAAAGACCCTGATCTGTTTGTATACAACGCCAGTGTTACCAAAGGCATGGTACCCTTGGTTACACATACTTCAAAAATCTAGCTTTATGATCTATCCAAGTGCGTTTCCAGAAACGTTTGGTATCAGTTCAGTGGAAAGCCTCTGCTACAACACACCGTTGATAACCTGCAGATTCGGAGCACTGGAAGAAATAGCACTAGCCGAAGCCTGCTACGTGATTGATTATTCTGTAGTGCCAAACAATCTGTTTCCTAATATCGACTCGCCACAACAGATTGAAAAGTTTGTTGCTACAACTGTACAGGCATATCGTGACCGATATCTACATCAACAAAAACAAAACTATTGTAATATAATAAAAGACGTAGTAGGTTGGGACACAGTGGCTCTACAGTGGAAACAGCATTTCTATTACAAATTAAAACAGCATCTACCTGTGGATGAATACAGAGCAGTGCAAAAAATAAATCAACGCATACACAAGATATGGAAAAGACGCTATACCAATCCTTGTGAAATGTCGCACACAGCCAGTTATCCACAGCAGAAGATAGAGATTGTAAGTCCTTTCTATAATGCAGAACACTACTTAGAAAATCACATACTCAGTGTTGCTGCACAGGACTATGACAACTGGGAACACACGCTGATTGATGACTGTTCTACAGATCAAAGCGTTGCTGTAATAGAACAGACTATTGCATCTTTGCCTGAACATATACAAAGCAAGTTCAAAATTGTAAAGAGAACTGGTCACTACGGTGCAGTGAGAAATCAAATTGAAACTGTTAGAAGTTTAGAAACAGACAGCATTGTCATGCTACTGGATGGCGATGACAGTTTAACCAATGACAACAGCATATTTCACTACTACAACGATCGATACCTAGACGGAGCAGAGTTTACCTATGGCAGTTGTTGGAGCATAGCAGACAACATTCCTTTGATAGCACAGGAATATCCACAGCACATCAAAGAAACACGAGCATATAGAACACACCATTTCAACTGGATACTGCCCTATACACATCTAAGAACATTTAGAAAAAGTCTAATAGACAGCGTAGATGACACACTGTTCAAAGATAACAAGGGCGAATGGTACGGCGCCGGTGGCGATGGCAGTGTATTCTATGCATTGATAGAGCAGGCTGATCCTAACAGTGTACAGGCAGTACAAGACATAATGGTAAACTACAATGACGTTAATCCACTTAATGATTACAAAGTAAACAGCACAGAACAGAACAAAAATGCAAGAGAGATTGTCAACATGAATCAACAAAAAAAAAAGATCCTGATAGCGATACCCACAGCCAAGTATATAGAACCGGAAACCTTCAAGAGTATATACGATCTGGACGTTCCAGAAGGCTATCAGACAGTGTTTCAATACTTCTATGGTTATAACATAGATCAAATACGAAATCTAATTGCAGACTGGGTAGTCAAAGGATATGACTATCTACTGAGTGTAGACAGCGACATTGTACTACCAAGAGACACACTGAGAAGATTTTTATCACATGACGTTGACATGGTCAGCGGCTTGTACATACATTAACGGCTGTGGCTTTGGATGTGTACTAATTAAAAAGTCTGTGTTTCAAGCAATACCCTATCCACACTTTGTTTATCACAGCGCACTGAATCACGCCAATACTATTAGTGAAGATGTAGACTTCTGTGCCAAAGCACTTAAGAAAGGATTTAAGATCTACGCCGACACTGCTATTAAGTGTAGACACATAGGTCAGGGCGAGTTTACCGTAGACGATTCAATACCTGCTATAGACAACAGTATAGAACTACGATTGAGAGATCTAAGTTCGCAGAGATTGTTACCAAAACCGCATGTAGATTATTTGCAACAATTAAAGGATGGAGGATTTACTCCAAAAACTATTTACGATGTAGGTGCATGTGTACTGCATTGGACCAACGAAGCAAAACAGATTTGGCCAGACAGTACTGTTATAGCATTTGAAGCCATGCCCAGTTGTGAGTTTCTTTACAAAGAAAACAACATGATGTATCATGTTGGCGTACTAAGTGATGAGAGTGGCAAAACTGTAGAGTTCTATCAGAATGATTGGCACCCTGGCGGCAACAGTTATTATATTGAAAACAGTGACATCAATGCCAACAGTGCATTTTACTTTAATGAAACACACAAGCGCACTTATCAAACAGTAACACTGGATGCAGTGCATAGATTAAAACAGTTGCCCGAGCCTGAACTGTTAAAAATGGATGTACAGGGCGCAGAACTCGATGTACTGCGTGGTGCAGCAGAAGTGTTAGAAACTGTAGAACATGTTATACTAGAACTGCAAAGCGTTGAATATAATAAAGGTGCGCCTCTAAGAGAAACTGTGTTTGAATATATGCACAGCATAGGATTTGAGTTGGTAGCACAGTTTACAAACTATGGCCCCGATGGTGACTATCACTTTAAGCGTAGATAAAGATTAACCCCTGTTAGCGTTACACTCGATCTAAACAAGTGTGTGTTTTTGCTAACAGGGGCTGCTTTTGATTAATATAATAAACGGGCTATGCCCTCTTTTTTATAAGATTAAAAATATAGTTTATTTAGTGTCAGTCTTACCGTTTACAAAGTTATAAAACTTTTCTGCCGCAGCCAATACTTCGTCGGCACCCGGTACTTTTGGCATTTCTACTTTGGTAACAACTTCTTTACCATCTTTGGCAACTGATGCTTCGAAGGCACCTAACCTAGCGTGGAAGTCTTGCCAAACTTGGCCTTGCGCCATTTCTAAAACTTGGGCTCGAATTTCGTATCCATTTTTATTAAAAGTAACTTTGGGCATTGCTGCCTTTAGTTGTTCGCCGAATGTCGCAGCGGCTTCCTGCATTTGTTTTGCGTAATCGTTCATTTGTTTTCTCCTGTGTCTGTGTTTGCTATATTGTTAATATAGTTGATTATTTATTGTTTGTCAACGGGTTTAGATTCTTTTTTTGAAGTATCTTCGCCGTAGTATGGAATATGACTCATAGATTTTCTCCTAGCATGATCTTACGAGCAAGATCATGATGTCCTTGACGTGCTAGTTCGGCAGCGGCTCTAGCACGACCTGTGCGTTCAAATAAGTTAATAATGCGTTGCCACATTACTTGCCGCCTGCTTTCTTTTCGTTCTTGTCGCGAAGATAACTGTGATCTGGGTCTAACATTATATCCATCCTTTTAAATTTTGATTTGCTCTTAGTTGCCAAGGTGCTTCACCTCTGCTGATTGAACGCTGTCTGCGTTCTAGGTCTTCTAAACTGATGCTGTCTGCTAGATACTCTTCTACAAATTGTTTTTCAGTGCGAGTATTGAGCAAATCTTTGAACATGTTTTTAAGCATTACTGTACCCAACATTATCGTATTCCATATGCTGCTTCACTGGCAATAACTGGAATCATGTCTGGCGAAAGTCCAAGATCGCGTAACTGATGATAGTTAAGCGAATTTAACTCTCTTAGAGTTTGCTTATAG